GTCGTTGAAGACGGCAAATACAAGGGAGTCGTTGGGGTCGGTGGCCTTTTGCTTGCAAAGGTCCCTGAAGAAATCGCGCAGCAACGTCAAGCATACATGAGGCAAAGAGCCGAAGGTATGGACGAAGCAGTACAAAACGATCTTATGAAGGAGCAAGACAACAGGATGCCTATCAATGTTGATAGACAGTCCCGTGTAACCTTCGGTGGTACAAAGAAATAATTTTTTTGTTATTTCTGGTTGTTCATCGATTTAACGTTAACCAATATGGAATAGGATAAGACTATGGCAAACACAAACACACAAGGTTTTGGTCTGATCGCAGGTGATAGATTAGGAAATACTCCAGCTATCTCTGGTCAATCAAAATACTTTATCGATGCCGGCGTTGCTGGAGCAATCTACAACGGTGGTGCTGTTAAGTCTGCTGCAGGATACATTGTCGAAGGACAAGGTTCTGCTGCTCCTGTTGTTGGAGTATTAAACGGCGTATTTTACAATGCGGCTACAACTTTGAAGCCAACATTTGCTAACTTTTACGCAGGTTCAATTACACCAGCTAACAGTGAAGACATCACAGCGTTCGTCAATGACGACCCATTCCAGAACTACATTGTAGCAACTGACGACGCAGTAGCACAATCTGGTTATTTAGAAACTTATGACATGAACGCGTCTGCTGGAAGCAGCACGACTGGTAAGTCATCAGCAACTCTAGATATCGGAACTACTGGTGCAGACAACAAACAATACAGATTATTAAGATCAGCGGAAGATCCTGAAAATGATACTAACGCTGCTTTCAGATCTGTAGTTGTTGTTGCTAACTTGTTAGAACTACAATCATAATAGGAGTATATAGACTATGGCAATATCAAGATCGCAACTAGTTAAAGAACTAGAGCCAGGCCTAAATGCACTATTTGGTCTGGAATACAAAAGGTATGAAAATCAGCATGCTGAAATTTATACTGAAGAATCTTCTGACAGAGCTTTCGAAGAGGAAGTAATGTTAAGCGGATTCGCTAACGCACAAGTAAAAGGTGAAGGTCAAGGTGTATCTTTCGACAATGCACAAGAAACTTTCACTGCTCGTTACACTCACGAGACTATCGCTTTAGCATTTGCTATCACTGAAGAAGCTATCGAAGATAACCTCTACGATAGATTAGCTTCTAGATACACAAAAGCTTTAGCAAGATCTATGAGCAATGCGAAACAAGTAAAAGCAGTAGCACCATTGAATAACGGTTTACCTTCAGTAAACACATTCAAATCTGGTGATGGTGTTTCTTTGTTTAACACAGCTCACCCTACGATAGCGGGTACTTTCAAAAATACCCTAACTACGCAGGCGGATCTTAACGAAACTTCATTAGAACAGTCGTTGATTGATATCGCGGCTCTTACTGATGAAAGAGGTCTTAAAGTTGCAGCGAGAGGTGTAAAAATGATCGTTCCTTCAGAGAACCAATTCACAGCTGAAAGATTGATGAAATCTCAAGGCAGAACTGGTACAGCTGATAACGACATAAACGCAATCGGATCTATGGGAATGATCCCTCAAGGTTACAGAGTTAATAACTTTTTAACTGATACTGATTCGTTTTACATCATCACTGACGTGCCTAATGGAATGAAAATGTTCCAAAGAGCACCGTTAAACACTGCAATGGAAGGTGATTTCGACACTGGCAACGTAAGATACAAAGCTAGAGAAAGATATTCATTTGGAGTATCTGACCCTAGAGGTATCTTCGGCGTTGAAGGTGCGTAATAACTGAAAATTTAAAGGGGCATCACTTGTGGTGCCCCTTTTTTTATGATAGAAAGAAGGAACCCATGAAAACTTTTCGAATACAAATCAGAGCATATGGCTACTATGCTGACTTCACTATTGTGTCAGAAGATGAGGATAAAGCTTTTGAAAATGCGCTAGTTGACAAACTAGGAGAAAATGATATTGTATGGGAAAAAGATGGATTCACTAATGAATCCAAAATGTGGTTAACCTATGAGGAGGTTATAAATGACACACGTTCAGGAACTCTACACGAAGAAGAGAGGTCTAGAACTTGAGTGGTCGCAGCACTATAATCAGGAGAAAAGATATACTCTTGATATGGTGAGAATTGATGACAGAATTAGACAAGTCATCAGTCACATTAAGCAAGCTGAAGCTAAAGAAGCTCAGAAGCTTAATAGAATAGAAGAAGCTGCACCTGACGTATCTGTAGCTACGTAACACAAAAACGCTACATCGCTGAAATCGCACTTTCTATTAAGGCTCTCTTGCACTTCATATAAATCTAATATATAACAAAATCACTATACAAATTAATAAGAGCATAGACGCGTATAGTCGACGGCCTAGAGACTATGTTCGATAACTAGGAGGATATAATTATGGCACAAACTACATTTTCAGGACCAATATTAGCTGGTACTATTAAAAATACTACTGGTACTACAGTTGGAACTGACATGAAAAATACCGGACAAGTAATGATGTCTCAAACATTTTCACTTGACTACACAGTAGAAAACACTGCAACAAGCACAAGTGTTATTATTCCGGCTAACTCTCAAATCGTATCTATTGACGTTAACGTAGAAACTGCGTTTAACGATTCAGGCGCTGACATACTTGAAATTGGTTCAGTTGCAGATACTGATTTATACGTTAACGATGTTAGTATTGCAGCAGTTGGCCCAGCAGCTTTGGGAACAGCAGGTCTGTGTGCTAACTGGAAAGATATTGGAACTTCTGACATTAGAATTGCATACATATACAATGGTGCAAATGACGATGCGTCAGCAGGTGCTGCTACAGTAACTATTAATTACTTGCAGAACAATAACCTTTCATAATAATTAATTTGGTGTGGGCTTCGGCCCACACTTAAATTTTAAGGAGAAACAATGCACGATTCAGATGTAAAATCTTCAGTTCAACTAACAGGTAGTGGAAGACTACAAGGCTTCATTGCCGGTTCTGCCGCTAACTTAGGACCTATTAGAATCAAATCTATCCAAGCTCAATCAAGCGCAGCTGATGCTGAAATAAAAATTTATAACAATACTTCAGCAGCAGGCCCAATTTTAATTCATTTAAAATTTGGTGCAGGAGCGAATGAGTCTTTAGCTTTTGATTTTGATGGTGATGGAGTTAGATTTCCAGACCAAGCATTTGTTAGTTTAGCAAACTGTGATCACTTTGTAGCTTATTACTGTTAGGAGGTTAAATGGCTAATACTACCTCTGGAACTACTACGTTTGACAAAACTTTTGCTATTGATGAAATAATAGAAGAAGCTTTTGAAAGATTAGGTATGCAAGGCGTATCTGGTAATCAGTTACGTATGGCAAGACGATCTTTAAATATTATGTTCCAAGAATGGGGAAACAGAGGTCTCCATTATTGGGAAGTTGGTAATTCTTCTTTTACTCTTGTTGATGGGCAAGCGACTTATACAGCCTATAGATCAACAGGTGATGGAACATCTGATGCTACAGCCATTTACGGAGTCGATGATATACTAGAAGCTGTTTACAGGAACTCTTCAAGCGTAGATACATCTCTTACAAAAATAGACAGATCAACTTATCAGGCACTAGCTAATAAAACTTCTGAAGGTGTACCTTCTCAGTATTTTGTTCAAAGATTCATTGACCGTGTTACGTTAACCTTGTTTCTTACACCAGGATCAACAGAAGCAGGAAACTTTGTAAACTTCTATTATGTAAAAAGAATTCAAGACGTAGGTAATTATACAAACGCTACTGATGTACCTTACAGATTTGTACCATGTATGTGCTCTGGTTTAGCTTATTATTTAGCACAAAAATTTAGACCAGATTTAACACAGCAAATGAAATTATTATACGAAGATGAATTACAAAGAGCTTTACAAGAAGATGGCTCACCATCAAGCTCTTACATAACACCGAAGGCTTACTATCCAAATGTCTAATTTTGCTAGAGGAAAATACGCACAATTTATTTCTGATCGTTCAGGTCAAGCGTTTCCATATAAAGAAATGGTAACAGAATGGAACGGAGCTAAAGTACATGTTTCTGAATATGAGCCAAAGCAGCCTCAGTTAGAGCCAAAACCAAAAGGAGCTGATCCGGAAGGTTTACAAACAGCAAGACCTGATAGAGTAGAACCAGCTACAACAGTTATTCTACCTGAAGATCCTTTTACGACTTATCAAGCTGGCTCAGGTATTATAAATATTTTTTCACCAGGTCATGGTTTAACAAATGGTACAACGTATAGATTTAGAGGAGCTACAACAGCAACAGGATCTTATAATAATCCTCAAGACTTTGATGGCATAACAGGAGCTAATATTGCAAAAGCTGCAGGTTATGCAATTACAACAGGACTTTATCAAGGAGGAGCTAGAGTTAGTTCTGACTATGCAGTAGAAAATTATTTTTTCTTTACTGTGGATACAGATACAGCTACAGTGGGAAATATAGCAGGAGGAGGAAATGGTTGTTCCGTAGGACCAATCACAATTAGTAACTAATGGCAGGATTTACATACGCAACATTAACAACAGCAATTCAAAACTACACTGAAGTAGATAGTAATGTTTTAACGTCTACAATTACAGATCAGTTTATTGAAAATGCAGAGCTTAGAATTTTAAGAGATGTGCCTATTGATGCTTATAAAAAACAATCAACAGGTAATTTAGTTACAGGACAAAGTACAATTAACGTACCTGCAAAAACTCTATTTGTAAAAGGTGTGCAAGTATATGATTCAACTTCTGCATCGACAGGAACTAATGCTTGGTTAGAGAAAAAAGATGAGTCTTATTTACAAGAATATATTCCAGCTGAAACATCCACAGGCAAGCCAAAATATTATGCTATGTTTGGAGGAGCGACTGGGGTATCTGATACCACATCAGGCAGACTATTTTTAGCGCCAGTTCCAGACGATACTTATGTATTTAAAATTCATTATGAGGCTATTCCTGATGGTTTATCTGGTTCAAATACAACAACTTATATCAGTCAGTATTTTGGAAATGGCTTATTATATGCTTGTCTTGTAGAGGCTTATGGCTTTCTAAAAGGTCCAGCAGATATGTTGACACTATACGAAAATAAGTATAAAGAAGAAGTACAGAAGTTCGCTTCTGAACAATTGGGTAGACGTAAAAGAGATGACTACACTGATGGTACAGTTAGGATTCCAATACCGTCTCAGAACCCGTAAGGAGTTTTATTATGGCAATTACATCGGCAATATGTTCTAGTTTTAAACAAGAATTATTAGAAGGAAAACACGATTTCCAAACTTCTGGTAGTGGTGGTCATTCTTTTAAAATTGCACTTTACACAAGTTCAGCGACTCTAGGTGCATCAACGACTGACTACTCAGCAACAAATGAAATTACAAACACTGCGGGATCTGCATATGTTGCAGGTGGTGCAGCGTTAACAAACACTGGAGTTGGTTTAACTTCAACAACTGCGTTTACAGATTTTTCTGATGTATCTTACACATCAGCTTCTTTCACAGCTAATGGCGCATTAATCTACAACACAACAACAGACGGTGGTTCAGGTACAACTGACGCTGTTGCTGTTATCGCTTTTGGCTCTGATAAAACTGCAACAAACGGAACTTTCACAATTCAGTTCCCTGCAAACGATTCATCAAACGCAATCATAAGATTGGCATAGGAGGCCGACGATGTCGGTTAATTCAGGATGGGGCCGATCTA